TGGTTTACCTCCGCTTTGATTATCTGCATCATCGTCTGCCTGTCATGGGCTGTTAATCATTACCGTGATAACGCCATCGCCTACAAAGAGCAGCGCGATAAAGCCATATCCATCATCGCTGATATGCAGAAGCGGCAACGTGATGTAGCAGAACTTGACGCCAGATACACAAAGGAGCTTGCTGATGCTAATGCGACTATCGAAAGTCTCCGTGCTGATGTTTCTGCTGGGCGTAAGCGCCTGCAAGTCGCCGCCACCTGTGCAAAGTCAACGACCGGAGCCAGCAGCATGGGCGATGGAGAAAGCCCAAGACTTACAGCAGATGCTGAACTCAATTATTACCGTCTCCGAAGTGGAATCGACAGGATAACCGCGCAGGTTAACTACTTGCAGGAGTACATTAGGACGCAGTGCTTAAAATAATTTTAATTTCACTGAAATTTAACAAGTGACTTTCAGGAAAATGCCTCGCAGATGCGGGGCGTTTTTGTATAGGTATTTCACCGCGCACCGCAGCGCACAATAACCACCGAACCTGACCCTTTGGAATGGGCCTTTGAGGATACCAGTTAGTGCTGGCGAGCCTCGGTGGGCTGGTTTCCTGTGCGGCAAAGGTTCATTTCGAAGTAGCAGGTAACGCCATGAATGAATTAATTGTGAATCATGACTTTGACTTTCGCCAGTTAGTTACCGCAGCAGAAGGTCAACCGGTAACTGACACCTTCCAGATCGCAAAGGCATTTGGTAAGCGTCATGCGGACGTATTGAGGGCGCTGAAAAATTGTCATTGCTCTGAAGATTTCCGGAGAGCGCATTTTTGCGTTGCCGAAAAAATCAATGACTTAGGGATTTTCGACAAGAAACAGATTTACTACCGCATGGACTTTAGTGGCTTCGTTATGCTGGTCATGGGATTTAATGGCGCAAAAGCCGACGCTGTTAAAGAGGCCTATATAAATGCCTTTAACTGGATGTCAGCAGAACTCCGTAAGTACAGCGAAAGTTATGAAGCAGAACGCAACGCCATAATGCTGGAGTATATGAAAGAGAAGGATGTCGCCAGTATGTCTGGCCGCCTGCTCAATCGCTGGGGAAAAATTAAGAAGCCTCAGCTACTGGCGAGAATTGAACGCCTTGAACAGCACGGGCAAACCGTAATCCCCGGGCTCACTAATTAACGGCAGTACCGCGAAGCAACCCAAGCCAGTAAGTGGGGAAATAACACTGGCAGCCACTGAAAGATGAACCTCCTGCCTTATGGCAAAAAAGATTCTTTGTGGTGGCGGACTGATGGAAAGACATCGGTTATTGCAGAGGCCATTCAATGAGTGGTCTCGACAATGAGTAAAAGCACAATATGTGAGGCAGAAACGAATTGGTTATATTGAGTTTAGGATGGATTTGAGCCCATAGGGAGTGGGAACGTAACCCAGCCCCCGAGGTAGAAGAGAGCGACATCGACCATGGTGAGTTCTTCGGTATTCGAGGTTAAGCGTTTTACCGTATTCATGAATTTTTCTGAATATTTCCTCATGGCAACCCCCTTGCTTTTGGCTATATCGCTAACAACTTTTACTGCTTTTGGTATCAGTGGATAAAACAAAAGTCCTACTGCTGTAATGTTTTTCACCACTTGAACGATATCGCTTCCGGCACTCCCTATGGGCTCGTAGGGAGATAGTTTAACTAAATAAAGAGAATAAGCAATGGCACTCACCGACAAACAAGAGATGTTCTGTCGCGAGTACCTCATCGATTTAAATGCCACGCAAGCGGCTATTCGGGCGGGGTACAGCGCAAAGACAGCTAACCGTACCGCATCCGAAAACCTGTCAAAACCTGACATCAAGTTAAGAATCTCCGAACTGAAAGCGCAACGCAATGATCTTGTTGGTATTAATGCAGAATATGTACTTAACCGCCTTATTGAAATCGACCAGATGGATGTGCTCGACATTCTCCTGCAAAACGGTGAGTTAAAGCCCATTAAAGACTGGCCTAAGGTATGGCGCACAACGCTATCAGGAATGGATGTCGTGGAGATGGTATCCGCAGATAGTGCCGCACTTCTGAAGAAAATCAAATGGCCTGATAAGGTCAAAAACCTCGAACTTCTTGGTAAGCATGTTTCCGTTCAGGCATTTAAAGAACAAGCTTCTCACGAGCTAACCGGCAAAGACGGCGGCGCAATCCAGATTGAAACATCACCGATGAGCACTCTGTTCGGAAAATGACCTCGATTAATCCTATCTTTGAACCGTTCATTGAGGCGCATCGCTACAAAGTCGCCAAAGGCGGTCGAGGTAGCGGTAAATCATGGGCAATTGCGAGGCTGCTTGTTGAAGCGGCGCGTCGGCAGCCTGTGCGTATTCTCTGCGCTCGTGAACTGCAAAACAGTATCAGCGATTCGGTAATCAGGTTGCTTGAAGACACCATAGAGCGGGAAGGGTATTCGGCCGAGTTTGAAATTCAGCGTTCCATGATTCGTCATCTCGGAACAAATGCTGAATTCATGTTCTATGGCATCAAAAACAACCCGACGAAGATTAAATCGCTCGAAGGCATTGATATCTGCTGGGTGGAAGAAGCGGAAGCGGTAACAAAGGAATCGTGGGATATCCTGATCCCAACCATCCGTAAGCCGTTCTCTGAAATATGGGTGAGCTTTAACCCGAAGAACATCCTCGACGATACCTATCAGCGATTCGTTGTAAATCCTCCCGATGATATTTGTCTGCTGACGGTGAACTACACCGACAACCCGCACTTTCCTGAAGTTCTCCGTCTGGAGATGGAAGAGTGCAAACGCAGAAATCCGACACTGTATCGTCACATCTGGCTGGGTGAGCCGGTAAGCGCAAGTGATATGGCAATCATCAAACGTGAATGGCTTGAAGCTGCAACCGATGCGCACAAGAAACTCGGATGGAAAGCGAAAGGCGCTGTTGTTTCTGCACATGACCCGTCAGATACAGGGCCAGATGCTAAAGGTTACGCATCGCGCCACGGTTCGGTAGTTAAGCGCATTGCCGAAGGTCTGCTGATGGACATCAACGATGGTGCTGACTGGGCTACTTCGCTGGCGATTGAAGACGGCGCTGACCACTACCTGTGGGATGGTGATGGTGTTGGTGCCGGGCTACGCAGACAGACAACGGAAGCGTTCTCCGGCAAGAAAATCACCGCCACGATGTTCAAGGGCAGCGAATCGCCATTCGATGAAGATGCACCGTATCAGGCCGGAGCATGGGCCGATGAAGTCGTACAGGGCGACAACGTTCGCACTATTGGCGATGTATTCCGCAATAAGCGAGCACAATTCTATTACGCGCTGGCTGACAGGCTGTATCAGACATATCGGGCGGTTGTCTACGGTGAGTATGCAGACCCCGACGACATGCTGAGTTTCGACAAAGAAGCGATAGGCGAGAAGATGCTGGAGAAGCTGTTTGCAGAACTGACGCAGATTCAGCGCAAATTCAATAACAACGGGAAGCTGGAGCTAATGACTAAGGTCGAAATGAAGCAGAAGCTCGGTATCCCATCTCCTAACCTGGCTGATGCGCTGATGATGTGTATGCATTGCCCGGCATTGGTCCGAGAAGAAACAGAAATATACGTTCCCTCATCCTCCGGTTGGTAAACATGGCAGAGATATTAGAGAAAAAACATGAGCGGATCATGCTCAGGTTTGACCGCGCCTATTCTCCACAGCAGGAAGTGCGCGAAAAGTGCATTGAAGCTACGAGGTTTGCTCGTGTCCCCGGAGGTCAATGGGAAGGAGCAACGGCGGCTGGAACTAAGCTTGATGAGCAGTTCGAGAAGTATCCTAAGTTTGAAATCAATAAGGTAGCAACTGAACTTAACCGCATCATTGCAGAATACCGCAATAACAGAATCACCGTTAAGTTTCGTCCTGGTGACAGAGAGGCAAGCGAAGAGTTAGCCAATAAATTAAATGGTCTGTTCCGTGCTGACTACGAAGAAACTGATGGCGGTGAGGCTTGCGATAATGCATTTGACGACGCTGCTACTGGTGGTTTCGGTTGCTTCCGTTTGACGTCGATGCTGGTCAATGAATACGACCCCATGGACGATCGTCAGCGTATTGCTATTGAACCAATATACGACCCGTCGCGCTCTGTGTGGTTTGACCCTGACGCCAAGAAGTACGACAAATCTGACGCGTTGTGGGCGTTCTGCATGTATTCGTTGTCACCTGAAAAATATGAGGCTGAATACGGAAAGAAACCTCCTGCTTCTCTGGATGTAACGTCTATGACCAGTTGGGAATATGACTGGTTTGATGCAGATGTTATTTACATAGCGAAGTATTACGAAGTTCGTAAAGAGTCTGTTGACGTCATCAGTTATCGACATCCAATCACTGGAGAGATTGCAACATACGACAGTGATCAGGTTGAAGATATTGAAGATGAACTGGCAATAGCTGGATTTCAGGAAGTGGCAAGGCGCTCAGTGAAGCGCCGTCGTGTGTATGTATCCGTAGTGGATGGTGATGGTTTCCTTGAGAAACCTCGACGTATTCCTGGTGAGCATATCCCCCTCATCCCGGTTTATGGAAAACGCTGGTTCATTGATGACATTGAGCGTGTCGAAGGGCACATTGCAAAAGCAATGGATCCACAGCGTTTGTACAACCTTCAGGTTTCAATGCTGGCTGATACTGCAGCGCAAGACCCCGGTCAGATCCCTATAGTTGGCATGGAGCAAATTCGTGGACTTGAGAAGCACTGGGAGGCTCGCAACAAGAAACGCCCAGCGTTCTTGCCGTTGCGCGAAGTGAGAGATAAATCTGGCAACATTATCGCTGGAGCTACCCCGGCAGGATATACACAGCCTGCGGTTATGAATCAGGCATTGGCTGCATTACTACAGCAAACCAGTGCAGATATTCAGGAGGTTACAGGCGGCAGTCAGGCCATGCAGCAGATGCCAAGTAATATTGCTCAGGAAACGGTTAACAACTTGATGAACAGAGCAGATATGGCTTCGTTTATCTATCTGGACAATATGGCGAAAAGTCTTAAACGCGCTGGTGAAGTATGGCTGTCAATGGCGCGTGAAGTGTACGGTTCAGAACGTGAAGTGCGCATCGTTAACGAAGATGGAAGTGATGATATCGCTGTCCTGAGCGCACAGGTTGTTGACAGGCAAACAGGGGCTGTTGTTGCGTTAAATGACCTTTCTGTCGGTCGATACGATGTGACGGTTGATGTTGGACCAAGCTACACAGCACGACGTGATGCAACGGTTTCTGTACTGACAAATGTCCTTAGCTCTATGCTTCCAACAGACCCAATGCGCCCGGCAATTCAGGGTATTATTCTGGACAATATCGATGGCGAAGGCCTTGATGACTTCAAAGAGTACAACCGAAACCAACTGCTGATATCTGGTATTGCAAAACCACGCAATGAGAAAGAGCAGCAGATTGTTCAACAGGCGCAAATGGCAGCACAAAGCCAGCCAAACCCTGAAATGGTTCTCGCTCAGGCGCAAATGGTAGCAGCGCAGGCAGAAGCGCAAAAAGCAACTAACGAAACTGCTCAAACTCAAATCAAAGCATTTACTGCCCAGCAGGATGCGATGGAGAGTCAGGCAAACACTGTCTATAAACTGGCTCAAGCCAGAAACATCGATGACAAAGCAGTGATGGAGGTAATACGCCTTCTGAAAGATGTAGCTGAGTCACAACAACAGCAATTCCAGTCACCACCACAGTCACCGGCAGACTTAATGCCGAGTTAACCAGGAATAATCAATGGAAAACGAACTGATCATCGACGGTCAGGTTATTGACCTGTCTGAAACACAGGAAAATGCAGAAGAAACCATCATCCAAACAGAGTCACAGCCTGAGAATGAAATCCAGGATGACAACGGAAAAGAGATGGCAACTGATCCTGAAAAAACCGAAGAGACACCAGAAGATTACGCCTTGCGTATTGGTGATGAAGAAATTCAGCTTAACGCTGACGATGATGATCACATTGACGGGCAACCTGCACCGCAATGGGTGAAGGATCTTCGCAAAGGCTTCAAAGAAACACAGAAAGAAAACCGTGAGTTGCGCCGCCAGCTTGAGGAAGCATTAGCCAAGCCTGCGGAACATCAGCAACCACAACCAGACGCTATTCCACCAAAACCGACTCTTGAGTCGTGTGATTATGACGAACAGGCGTTTGAACAGGCATTGACTGATTGGCATGAGAAAAAAGGCCGTGTCGAACAGCAGCAGCAACAAAAACTACGTCAGCAACAGGAATACCAACAGCGTTTCCAGCAAAGGGTAGAAGCGCATAAACAACGGGCAGCCAAACTTCCTGTGAAAGATTATCAGGAAATGGAGGCCATTGTTCTTAGTGAGCTACCACCAATTCAGCAGGAAATCATCATTCACTGTGCAGACGAAGGCTCTGAACTACTCGCCTATGGCTTAGGTAAGAGCCAGCAATTACGCCAGCGTGTAGCCGCTGAGACAGATCCAATTCGCGCAGCATTCCTCTTGGGGCAGATTAGCAAACAGGTAAGCCTTGCTCCAAAACCAAAGAAAGCCATCAAGCCAGAGCCGGAAGTACGTGGTGGCGGTGCTGATGCGAAACAAGACGAATTCAACAAATTATGCCCCGGCGCAAAAATCGAATAAGGAAAAGATAAATGCCTAACAATCTCGACAGTAACGTCAGTCAAATCGTTCTGAAAAAATTCCTTCCGGGTTTTATGTCAGATTTAGTTCTGGCGAAAACCGTAGACCGTCAGTTGCTGGCAGGTGAAATCAACTCCAGCACTGGCGATAGCGTTAGCTTTAAACGTCCGCATCAATTCTCATCCCTCCGTACTCCCACTGGTGATATTTCAGGGCAAAATAAAAACAACCTGATCTCAGGTAAAGCTACGGGGCGTGTAGGTAACTACATCACTGTTGCTGTTGAATATCAGCAACTGGAGGAAGCGATCAAGCTTAACCAACTGGAAGAAATTCTCGCGCCGGTTCGCCAGCGAATCGTTACCGACCTTGAAACAGAGCTTGCTCACTTCATGATGAATAACGGTGCGTTGTCACTTGGTAGCCCCAATACTCCAATCACCAAATGGTCTGATGTTGCGCAGACGGCATCTTTCCTGAAAGACCTCGGCGTTAATGAAGGTGAAAACTATGCTGTAATGGATCCATGGTCTGCACAGCGACTTGCTGATGCGCAGACTGGTTTGCACGCTTCAGATCAATTGGTTCGTACTGCATGGGAGAATGCACAGATCCCAACCAATTTTGGCGGCATTCGCGCACTGATGTCTAATGGGCTTGCCTCTCGTACGCAGGGGGCATTTGGCGGAACACTGACAGTCAAAACACAGCCAACTGTTACCTATAACGCAGTTAAAGACTCATACCAGTTCACTGTAACATTGACCGGAGCGACAACCAGCGTTACAGGTTTCCTGAAAGCTGGTGATCAGGTTAAATTCACCAATACCTACTGGCTGCAACAGCAGACCAAACAGGCGTTGTATAACGGAGCCACACCAATTAGCTTCACTGCAACGGTTACTGCTGATGCTGATTCAGACGGCAGTGGCGATGTGACGGTTACGCTTTCTGGTGTTCCGATTTATGACACTACAAACCCGCAGTACAACTCTGTAAGTCGTCAGGTAGCGGCAGGCGATGCCGTATCTGTAGTAGGCACTGCTAGCCAGACAATGAAGCCAAACCTGTTCTATAACAAGTTCTTCTGTGGACTTGGCTCTATCCCACTGCCGAAACTGCACAGTATTGATTCTGCTGTTGCAACATATGAAGGTTTCTCCATCCGCGTACATAAATACGCAGATGGCGATGCCAACGTGCAAAAAATGCGCTTCGACTTACTGCCTGCATATGTGTGCTTTAACCCTCACATGGGCGGTCAGTTCTTCGGTAATCCGTAATAACAAGGGGCTTACGCCCCTTTTATGTTTTAAGGAAACAATATGGATCGCATGAGTGTATTCCTTGCCGCAGATAACGAATCCGGGCATGTACAGGCCGTTATCGCAGAAAAAGACTTCCAGTTTTTCGAAAAGTTGGGCTTTGTTGCCTCAGTTGATGAATTGAAACCGACCAGTAAGCGAGGTCGTAAGGCGGCAGACAATGGCAACAGTACTGACAAAGGGTGAGATCGTCCTTTTTGCGCTTCGTAAGTTTGCTATTGCTTCTAATGCATCGCTGACTGATGTTGAGCCGCAATCAATTGAAGATGGTGTAAATGATCTGGAAGATATGATGTCCGAGTGGATGATTAACCCCGGCGACATTGGTTACGCTTTCGCAACTGGAGATGAGCAGCCATTACCAGATGATGAGTCAGGTCTTCCAAGAAAATACAAACACGCAGTAGGCTATCAGTTATTGCTGAGAATGCTATCTGATTACAGCCTTGAACCAACTCCGCAAGTTCTCAGTAACGCCCAACGCTCATATGATGCCTTGATGACCGACACTCTGGTTGTTCCTTCAATACGACGACGTGGAGATTTTCCTGTAGGACAGGGTAATAAATATGACGTGTTCACATCTGACCGATATTATCCAGGCGATCTCCCTCTGATTGATGGCGATATCCCAAACGCATAGGTGAATAAATGCCTATTCAGCAACTTCCGCTTATGAAAGGTGTCGGCAAAGACTTCCGAAACGCCGACTATATCGACTATCTGCCAGTGAATATGCTGGCTACACCCAAAGAAATCCTGAACAGCAGCGGATATCTTCGCTCATTCCCGGGCATTGCCAAACGTTCTGATGTGAACGGTCTATCTCGCGGCGTCGAGTACAACATGGCGCAGAATGCTGTTTATCGCGTGTGTGGCGGCAAGCTGTACAAAGGAGAAAGTGAAGTCGGTGATGTTGCCGGAAGTGGTCGTGTATCAATGGCGCATGGTCGGACATCACAGGCTGTAGGCGTTAATGGTCAACTGGTCGAGTATCGTTATGATGGCACGGTTAAAACCGTCTCAAACTGGCCTACAGACAGCGGATTCACGCAGTATGAGTTAGGTTCTGTTCGTGACATTACGCGCTTACGCGGGCGTTATGCGTGGTCAAAAGACGGCACTGATTCATGGTTTATCACTGACCTTGAAGACGAATCGCATCCTGACCGCTACAGCGCACAATATCGTGCCGAGTCGCAGCCTGACGGCATCATCGGAATCGGAACATGGCGAGACTTCATCGTCTGCTTTGGTTCATCGACAATTGAATATTTCTCCCTGACTGGTGCAACCACCGTTGGTGCCGCTTTGTATGTCGCACAGCCATCACTGATGGTGCAGAAAGGTATTGCCGGAACCAACTGCAAAACGCCGTTTGCTGATTCGTATGCGTTCATCAGCAATCCGGCAACGGGTGCGCCGTCTGTATACATCATCGGCTCCGGTCAGGTATCACCAATCGCCAGCGCGAGCATTGAGAAAATACTACGCTCCTACACTGCTGATGAACTGGCTGATGGCGTGATGGAGTCTCTGCGATTTGATGCGCATGAGTTGCTGATTATCCACCTTCCGCGCCATGTTCTTGTTTACGACGCATCTTCAAGCTCCAATGGCCCGCAATGGTGTGTACTGAAAACAGGCCTGTATGACGATGTGTACCGCGCTATCGACTTCATTTACGAAGACAATCAGATAACGTGCGGCGATAAGCTGGAATCGGTTACCGGCAAATTGCAGTTCGATATCAGCAGCCAGTACGACAAGCAACAGGAACACCTGCTGTTTACTCCGTTGTTCAAAGCAGATAACGCCAGAGTTTTCGACCTTGAAGTTGAATCTTCAACTGGAGTTGCGCAGTATGCTGACCGCCTTTTTCTCTCTGCAACCACTGACGGCATCAATTACGGGCGTGAGCAGATGATTGAGCAGAATGAACCGTTCGTTTATGACAAACGTGTTTTGTGGAAGCGAGTCGGGCGCATCAGGAAAAATGTCGGCTTCAAATTGCGCGTTATCACGAAGTCACCTGTCACTCTGTCTGGCGCTCAGATAAGGATTGAGTAATGGCGGATTCGAATCTCAATGTGCCGGTAATCATTCAGGCTACACGGCTCGACACATCAGTCCTTCCACGCAATATCTTCTCGCAGTCGTATCTGCTTTACGTTATCGCACAGGGCACTGATGTTGGTAACGTGGCTAACAAGGCCAACGAGGCCGGACAGGGCGCTTATGATGCACAGGTCAGGAACGATGAGCAGGATGTGATTCTCGCTGACCATGAGCAGCGAATTTCTGCTGCGGAAGCAACGCTTGTTAATCATGAGGAGCGAATCAGCCAGGCAGAATCAACTCTTCAGGAACATGAAACACGAATAGCTCAGAATGAAAGCGATATTGCGTCGCTTGATACCAGAGTTCAGTCGCTGGAATCGCAGGTTTCAGACCATGAAACGCGCATCGATGCTCTGGAGTATGCCACTACTCGCAAGAAGTCAGAGGTTGTTTACTCTGGCGTATCTGTAACCATCCCGACAGCGCCGACCAACCTTGTTAGCCTGCTGAAAACGCTCACGCCGTCATCCGGCACGTTGGCACCATTCTTCGACACCGTTAACAACAAGATGGTTGTGTTCAACGAGAACAAAACCTTGTTCTTCAAGCTGTCGATCGTCGGGACGTGGCCCAGCGGAACCGCCAACAGGTCAATGCAGCTAACCTTTTCCGGCTCTGTTCCTGACACACTGGTAAGCAGTCGCAACTCGGCGACAACAACCGATAACATCTTGTTAGCTACGTTCTTCAGCGTGGATAAAAACGGCTTTCTTGCCACAAATGGCAGCACGTTAACCATTCAGTCAAATGGTGCGGCGTTTACTGCCACAACCATCAAAATCATTGCGGAGCAGTGATGGAAATAAAGCTCATCGATAATCCGGTGAAGCTTGCAGAATTCCTCAACAACCCGGCAAACACGGGAAATATCGTAGACATTGGAGATAAATACTACATCAAGACTGATGCGGTATACCTCGGCATCTACGAAGGATTAGTGCTGGCTGGCGTTCATGAAGTGCGTAACTTCTGGCATAGCGTTGTTGAATGCCATGCGGTGTACGACCCCGGATTCCGTGGTGAATATGCACTGCAAGGGCATCTATTATTCTGCAAATGGCTTCTCGAAAACTCACCATTCCTTAACAGCATCACTATGGTTCCTGACACAACGAAATACGGACGGGCAATTATCCGTTTGCTTGGCGCTACCCGTGTTGGTCACCTTGATGATTCTTACATGAGTAACGGAAAACCGGTTGGAATCACCCTCTATCAATTACCTCGTTCGAAATATGAGGAGCTATTAAATGTTAGTACTTAGCGAAAGCTTCAAGAATAAATTGCTTCCCATGAATGGGTATATGAAAGGAGGCAGCGACTCCGGATCTAAAGCCCAGGCACGCGCAACTGAAAAGGGCATCGAACTGCAACGTGAAATGTGGCAGACGAACATGCAGAACCTTGCACCGTTCACGCCACTCGCTCAGCAGTACGTATCACAGTTGCAAAATCTTTCCTCTCTTCAGGGGCAAGGTCAGGCGCTTAACCAGTATTACAACTCCCAGCAGTACAAAGACCTTGCAGGGCAGGCGCGTTACCAGAGTCTGGCAGCAGCAGAGGCAACGGGTGGATTAGGCTCTACAGCAACAGGAAACCAGTTAGCAGCAATCGCACCTACACTCGGTCAAAACTGGCTGTCAGGTCAGATGAACAACTACAACAATCTGGCAAATATCGGCCTTGGCGCTCTTACAGGTCAGGCAAACGCCGGGCAGAACTATGCCAACAACGTCAGCCAATTGTATCAACAGCAGGCGGCAGCATCTGCGGCTAATGCGAATAAACCATCAGGATTTCAGAGCGCCCTGGGTGGAGCGGCAGCAGGTGCAGCTGCAGGTACTGCAATCATGCCTGGTTGGGGTACAGCAATTGGTGCTGGCGTCGGTCTTCTTGGTTCACTTTTTTAATGGAGGTGTCTCTTGGCTACATGGCAACAGGCTGGTAATTCAGGCGCGCTTCTTGCCGGGTTAGGCGGCATGAACTCCAACGCTCCAAGAGCAAGTGATGCAGATGCCACGCTTGCATACATTCGACAGAATAACGAGATGGAGCGTTCAGGACGTAATAACGTTGGCTTGCAGGCTTTGCAGGGCATTTCATCTGTCATGGATATGTATAAGCAGATGGATCAGCAGAAGCGACAGCAAGAGTTTCAGCAGGCTTATGCTGATGCATATACATCTGGTGACCGCGATGCAATGCGAAAACTGGCATCACAGTATCCTGAGCAGTTTGACGCTGTAAGAAACGGCATGAAATTTGTCGATGAAGACCAGCGTTCCACTGTCGGCACACTGGCAGCAAGTGCCAGACTGGCAGCTTCATCTCCAGAAGCCATGATGTCATGGTTGCAGAACAACTCATCTGAGCTTACTCGTGCCGGAGTAGACCCTCTGGATGTGGCGAAAATGTATCAGCAAAATCCACAAGGTTTCACAGAGTTTGTTGATCACCTTGGAATGGCTGCACTTGGTCCAGAACAATATTTTCAGGCGCAAGACAGAATCGTTGGGCGTGAGATTGATCGCGGAAAACTTGCAGAGACAATCCGCAGCAATCAGGCTGGCGAGGCGCTAACAGCACGAGGTCAGAACATCACGATGCGCGGTCAGGATTTATCTGCTTCTACTGCGCGACGCGGGCAGGATTTGGCAATGCAGCGAGCGTCAACAAGAGGAACCGCTGGGAATGATGAGCGTACAGTTCAGTTATCAGATGGCAGAACTGTAACGGTTGGCGGGAAACTTCACGGCGCTGGGGCAAATGCGTTCTACGAAGGCATCGACAACGAGGGGAATATGGTTCGCGTTCCTGCCAGTTCAATCGCAGCGCCTGCAACATCGTCTGCATCAGCACAAAACTATGCCATGAAGAAGGATATCGACGCGATCGCAAATGCAGACGCTTCTGCTCTCGATTTCATGACAGGAATGACCGGCGGCGCAGGTAACCCGGCAATTGGTGCTGATGTTCGCAGCCGATTAACAGGAAAAGAGCAGCGCCAGTTATATAACTCAGCACAACGTATTCAGGGCAGAATGCAGAATCAGGGTGTGGCGGCAGCAAGGGACATGGGGGCCAGTGGTATTAACACCGTTGCAGAAGCGAAGATGTATTTTCAGGGGATGCCGCAGGTTGACTATTCAAGCCCGGAGGCTATGCAGCAGTCGATTCGTGAGATTCAGGAATACACCAACAATTACAACCAACAATATAACGTTAATGTTGGTAAATCTCAGCGGCAGCAATCTCAACCTGCACAGGTATCACAGCCAGCAGCCAGCAGTAACTTTTCTTCACTATGGGGTGATTAATGGCTAAAGCATGGAAAGATGTTATCGCCTCTCCACAGTATCAGGCGTTAGCACCAGAACAAAAAGCGCAGGCTCAGGAGCAATACTTCAATGAAGTCGTGGCCCCGCAAGCCGGAGAAAATGCAGAGCAGGCTAAGCAAGCTTTCTATGCTGCCTATCCATTGCCATCTGTGCAGCCAGTGGATACACAGCAACCAGTAGCACAGCAACAACCACAGCAAAGTGGATTTATGTCTGATCTTGGTGAAGCAGTGAAAGAGACTGGTCGCGGACTGGTGCAGGCTGGCGTGAACGTGGCAAACATACCTGCATCAGTTGCAGATGCTGTAACAAGCGCGGCGGCTTGGGCTGGCGGTAAACTCGGCATTGGCGATGGTACATATCAACCAGCGCCACGAGTAACAACGCAGGGATTAGAGCAGGACTTTGGCCTTCAGCAAGGCGCGCTGACTCCACAAACGACAGAGGGAAGGGTATTTGCTGAAGCATTGCCTTACCTCACTCCTGCTGGCGTTGAGAGAGCGGCAACACAGGCACCAACACTTGCTGGTCGAATTGCTCATGGGGCAACACGACTTCTCGCAGAAAACGCAGTTGGATCACTTGCTGCAAATAGTGCGAAAGATGATGCGGAAGCACTCGCCACCGATTTAGGCGTTGGTGTGTTGGCTGGCGGTGCTATTAACGCTGCCGGACGTGGATTAGGTGCTGCTTATCGTGGCGTTCGTGGTGCTATTGCGCCAGAAGCGCAGCAGGCTATCAGATTTGCAGAGCGTGAAGGAGTTCCTCTGCACACCACAGACCTGTTACAGCCTACTTCCCGCGTCGGGAAAATGGCGCAGACTACAGCAGAAAATATCCCCCTGGCTGGCACAAGCGGAATGAGAGCAACGCAACAGGAAGCGAGAAGTCAGTTGGTGCAGAGATTTGCTGATAAATTCGGCGAGTACGATCCGGCAGTTGTTATTGACAGCCTTAAAGCGAAAACATCAGGAATTCGGCGTGCCGCCGGTAATCGACTGGAGCAGGTTCAGAATGCTATGGCTGGAGTAAACATTCAGCCTGCGCGAGCAATTCAGCAGATTGATACAGAAATATCTAACCTGCAGAAGCTTGGTAAGGTTGCTGATAACGAGACTATTTCAAAACTTCAGTCATATCGTGATGAGCTTGTTCGCAATGCTGGCCCTGATGGTCCTGTAAATCTGGATTTGAAGCAATTAAGTGACCTGCGCAGCCAGTTCAGAATGGACGTGAAGGGTGAGCGACCAGTGTTACCAAACCGTTCCGATGCTGCCATTCAGCGCGTTTACAAGGCAATGACCGACGATATCAATGGTGCCATTGGTCAGAATCTTGGCAACGATACTCTCCGTAAATATCAGCAGGCCAATGCCGTCTATGCTGACGAAGCAGCGAAACTCAAGAATACCAGGCTGAAGAATGTTCTCATGAAAGGCGATCTGACGCCAGAAGTTGTCAACAACATGCTATTCAGCAAGAACAAATCGGAAATTAAGACTCTGTATAACTCAGTTGGTCGTGTTGGCAGGGCGCAAATGCGCAATGGCATCATTGGAAAGGCGATGGAGAAATCAGGTGGTTCCCCTGACCAGTTCCTTCGGCAGCTTAACATCCTGCAAAACCAGACTGGCATCACATTTAAAGGTCAGGAAGCCGCTTATCTGAAAGGATTGAAAAACTACCTGCAATCCACGCAGCAGGCTGCAAAAGCGGCAGTAACAACACCAACAGGGCAGCAAACCATCCCGTTCATTATCGGGTATGGGACGGCAATGAACCCGGCGACAACTGGCGCAGCGGTAAGCTACGGACTTCTTACTCGCGCCTATGAGAGCGAACCATTCAGAAATGCAATGCTCCGAATGGCAAACACCCAACGCGGATCAACAGCCTTTGAGAAAGCAATGCAGCAGGCACAAAAGGCAATTAACGCTCTGACGCAGGGGGCTAAGTCTGATGCGTTGTCAGAATAGCTTTTCAAACACCAGGAAAGTGCAAAAACCAAATATGTAGAATGCAATATTCATCATATCTCTTTGCATAAATCCTCCGTAATGGATGGTTAGTTGCTGTCTTTTTTATATAGCTCCTTGAGCGTATCAAAGACAATTTTCTTAACCATATCAGATTGTTGTTCTGCCATACGCTCTGCATCGTCAATGTAAACTGATGCAGAGCTTTGTTTATCCAATGATTCTTCAATCGCTGCAATTATCTCTGAGTTCAGCGACCTGTTATTCATCTTCGCACGCTGCTTAATTTTCGCGTGGAGTTCATGCGGAAGTCTCAAGTGAAACTGCGCCTCGTCGTATTTGCTGTACATCCTTGATGCCTCACCAGTTGGGTGGAATGGCATCGTAACCTACTGGATAAATACTCAATAGTACCATTTCGGTATGCAATCATATCATGGTTGCATCATATCATTCGTCTGGAGCAATGAAATGTCAGATATCACCGCAAATGTTGTGGTAAGCATGCCTTCTCAACTCTTCACTATGGCTCGTTCTTTTAAAGCTGTAGCCAATGGCAAAATTTATATCGGTAAAATTGACACTGACCCTGTAAATCCTGAAAACCAGATTCAGGTTTATGTGGAGAACGAAGACGGCTCTCACGTTCCTGTATCGCAACCAATCATCATTAACGCTGCTGGTTACCCGGTATATAATGGACAGATTGCCAAGTTCGTAACTGTGCAAGGTCATTCTATGGCTGTGTACGATGCGTATGGGGCGCAGCAGTTCTATTTTCCTAATGTGCTGAAGTATGATCCTGATCAGCTACGGCAAGAATTACAGGGGAGCGCAGGAGCCATTATCGTTGGTGGTGCTATTCTCGAATGCTCATCCGTTGAACAGGCCCAATCAATATTAGGGTTAACAGATGGGAAAAAGGTTAGAACTTATTATTATAATGTTCCAGTTGTAACAGATTGGGTGTTTACAACTGAAAAACCACAGTCACCTATATTTTATATTTCTGCAGTTGGTGGGTATCTTATTTTAATGACGCCTAATTTCGCTTCCGCTGGCATTATTGAAGGTGAATATGTTCCTGTTAATGCAGCAAACAATAGAAATGTGATTCAGGCACTTACTCGTGACACACGATTTAGCAAATTTTCTTTTGGGTGTATTGGTAAATTCTATATACTAGGGTCTATACATCCTTTAAGGGATGACATTGAAATATTACATGAATCAGGCGTTACTATGATAGGCCGTTATGATGATCCAAGTATTAGTCCTGATGTTATGGGGATTAATGCCGGGCATATGTGGGGATTTATGCATTTCTTAAACCCGGATGCAACTATATATGATGAAAATAATTACATTATTACTGCTGTAGCAAGAAATATAAATTATATATTACATGGAAAGATAGGGACGGAATTTAATGATTCTCACTCTAAAAAACATAACAATAATCCAATAGGTTTCTATGAATGCGAGAACTGTAGTGTTGTTGGGAGTGGTGGAGTAATATGCTCTGATCATAGAGGAATTAACGTAGATGGAGCAGGTGATAATTGTAAGTTTGATATTTCTTATATAACAAACACCAGTAACAACCCAATACAAATGAAAATAAAACCTGAGAGATATGCTTGTATTAGAGTTGGTTCTGTGCATGGAATTAAATTTGATGGAGGCGATCAGATGGTGGTTGCCTGGTGCGGAGGTGGATTTATTGATTTACATATTGGTAATTATAGGTGGGATGGAGTTAAAAAACCAATTATTGCATATGCTAATGCTTGCCAAGAGTTAAGGGTTAATTGTGGTATCATATCTGGAGCATCTCAGGTTGTCAGGCAATACATAACGCCGGTATGCAGACTACATGGAGCATGGGTTAATAATACTGATAGCATTATCAATAAGGCCGAAACAGTAGAACTTCCTGGTGTTACAGTAATATCAGAAATAACTGGTGTATATGCTAATGATGAAGTTTTAACAAGCATATTTTTTGATGAAACAAAACTTGCCCCGCAAGATCAAATTATTATTTATAATAACAATTTTCGCTCGGCATCAAAAAATCTTCTTTATTTCAAAGGGAAAACCAAAAATGGAATACCGAAGTCGTGGGATGTAAGAAATAACTTAGATCCAAGCGGATTAGTTGATTTTTCAGATTGGAATTTATTGATTGGACAGGAGAACTTGCTGTCGATTTCTGGAACTGCATTTTCATATAAAATAAATAGAAGGTTTCAGTTTTTGTCTGTTCAATTTGTTGATTCAGGAGGCACTGAGAGAGTTATAGTTATACCTTTAAGAATGACATTAAGTTCCACTGCAACGGTAAGTTATATTGCAGGAACTAGCAACTTAAGTGTGACTGGAGTGGGAGATACGTTATCTGCAGTATTAAGCGCAGGTAGCTTGCGCTTTGCTAAGGAGCACAATTAAATATTTCAATGAAAATATGAACCTCTCATAAATTAAGAGGTTCATATTACCAATAAAAATTATAACTCAATTAATCTTCAAGTGGGTTTTTATTATCTTGCAAGTATTTTTTCGCAATCCACATCATTCCATTGATGCTTAAATGACCATTGTCATGGTACATAGGGTATCCCATTGCGAAAGGTGTGTATTTTTTATTCTTAAGCATTAGGTAGTAAGGATCAACAAGATAAACATTATTAAAATGTGATGCTGCGCTTTCTATTTTTTTACGCGACTCATCCAATCCTGGTGCTAGATCAAAATTAGTTTCAGCATCACATGTTCCTCTCTCGTAGCAGGCAGCGGGATTTATTACCCACTCAGGCATTTGATCCATAATAATAACTTTCTTTGCGTGAGATGAGTAAAATGATAGGAACTCGGTGAAGTTAGCGTTTTTATATGACATATTCTTATCATCTCTTGCCCATCTATTAGCAATGATAATTGTATCATATTTACCAGATTTTATTTTTTCATTAATTATTCTTCTGAAGTTTATGCAGACATCAGGGTTTTCTCCATCTTTCTTAACTTCTCTTGTTGGGTAACAAGATGAAGTGCTCAGTTGATTTATTTTTATTCCAGCCCTGCGACCCATTTCATCTACAAATGGACCGTAATGCCCTGCATTGGAATCACCAATATATAGAGCTTCTTTATTTGATGTTTTATCACCTATATAACATTTGGCCATAGACTCATTAAAAGTTATGCCATTTTTTCCTTCTGCGCTAACATGACACCATCCTTCGTCCATTCCAGCATATTTCACATCTAAATTATGATTTTCTCCTACACTTCTGAATTTGAAGCCATTTGTTATAGTTGACATAAACAACACAATAAAAGCAGTTGCAATAAAAAATGTGTTAATAAAAATAAAAGAACGAACAAATGATATTTTTGATTTTCTTATTGGATTCTCAATGAATTTTAAACTTAAATATGATAAAATAAATGTCAGGAGTACTATTGTCAATTTGACTTCAAGTGAGTCTATCACTCCCATATATGTTGAATATGCAATCAACGGCCAGTGCCAAAGATATATTGAGAATGATAGCAATCCAATTGTGGATATTATTTTTGAACCATAGATTTTTGATATCACATTGCCATTAAAACCGTTCCCCCCCTAAAATTACTAACATTGCACCAAATGATGGTATCGCAGAATTTAACCCAGGAAACACTGATAATTTGTTCACTGTTACAGATGATGCCGCAATAAGAATAGTACCTAATATTACTACTATGTAAGAATTAAACTCCCTTATTTTTTTATAATCTCTATTCATTAATGCTAGGGCGGACCCTAGAAGCAAGCCTCCAGAGCGTGTGATTGGCATATAATATGAGAACCCAGCGTAACGCCTTGCCATTATTTCAGAGAATATAAAGGCAAATACTGAAATTATTAATGTAATAACACCAATATGTTTTGTCTTAATGTGCTTTAGTGCAAGTAAAATAATAATTGGCCATATAAAGTAATATTGCTCCTCTACGGCCAATGACCACATATGAAGTAGTGGCATCTCATCTGCAGAAGATGAAAAATAAGCTCCTGTCGCTTTCCAAAAATAAAAATTAGCAGCGTAGATGGATGTGTACAAATAGCTACTAATAAGTGAAGAATAATCCTTTGGTAATAGGATGAACCATCCGGCTATAATTGTACAAGATGCAACTAAAAAAACATTTGGTACTATTCTCTTTATTCTTCTGTTAAAGAAGTCAGATAATGAGAAACTATTTCTGCCAATAGCTTTTATAACAATACCAGTGATAAGAAATCCAGAGATAACGAAGAAGACATCAACACCAATAAAGCCACCACTAAAAGGTGATAGCTTGAGGTGATAAGCAAAAACAAGAAGGACAGCAAGTGCTCGTAGGCCATCAATATCAGATCTATATCGTGTAGTCATGGTCATCAAACAATTCAATGTAAAGTAGAGTAAACGACAATAATATCAGCTAAAGAGGCTCAAAACACTAGCATCGAATACTTGATTTAACGATTTGTTACTCATCATTCTGAAACATCATCACTAAGATTACTTGGTTGCTTCTTAATTAACCGTTGCGTGAGTGAATATTTGTTTGCAATGCTAAAATGTAATATTGGACTGAAACTATTAAACTATTAAACTATTAAACTATTAAACTATTAAACCATCAAGCCAGTCCGCCCACCACTGCATCATTTCTCTGCGCTTATCGAGATACTGAGCATGGTTGTAAATTCAACTAACCCAGTGCGTTGACAAAAAATTAGCGCAAGAGGACAAAAATCACCTTGCGCTAATGCTCTGTTACAGGTCACTAATACTATCTAAGTATTTGATTCATAGTGACTGGATATGTTGTGTTTTACAGTATTATGCAGTCTATTTTTTAAGCTAAATGCATTATAAGACATTGATATTAATGATTTTACTGTTTCTTGTTCAGCTTTTTTATACTAACTTGAGCGAAACGGGAAGGTAAAAAGACAAAAAGTTGTTTTTAATACCTTTAAGTGATACCAGATGGCATTGCGCCATCTGGCAGAGTGATTAACTAAACATCGCAGTAATCGAGGCGCTTGCCAGAGAGTGGAAATGAACGTTAAACCCGACCATCGCGCCGCTGGCACCTTCATCGACATCAATACGTTCTATATCCAGCGCGTGAACGGTAAAAATGTAGCGATGGGTTTCGCCTTTCGGCGGCGCTGCACCATCGTACCCGGTTTTACCAAAGTCGGTACGCGTCTGCAAAACGCCGTCTGGCATTGCTACCAGACCAGAGCCAAACCCTTGCGGTAATACGCGGGTATCAGCGGGTAAGTTAACAACTACCCAGTGCCACCAGCCGGAGCCGGTTGGCGCATCCGGGTCATAGCAGGTGACGACAAAGCTTTTCGTTCCCGCAGGAACATCATCCCACGCCAGATGCGGTGAAATATTATCGCCATCGTAACCCATGCCGTTAAAGACATGACGATGCGGCAACTTATCGCCATCGCGCAGATCATTACTGATGAGTTTCATGAACCCTCCTTTCTAGTTTGCAGAAAGTGTAGCCAGAAACCCACACGCTGACTTCCCGTTATTGGCAAAAAAATGTTTCATCCTGCACCGCACGGTTAACCGCTGCGGTCAGACGCTGCAACTGTTGCGGGAGAATAATATAGGGCGGCATCAGGTAAATCAGTTTGCCAAAAGGCCGGATCCAGACACCCTGTTCGACAAAGAATTTTTGCAGCGCCGCCATATTCACCGGACGAGTTGTTTCGACTACGCCGATTGCCCCCAGCACGCGCACATCGGCAACCATTTCGGCATTACGGGCGGGGGCAAGTTGCTCGCGCAGCTGTACTTCAATATCCGCCACCTGTTGCTGCCAGTCGCCAGATTCGAGAATCGCCAGGCTGGCGTTTGCAGCCGCGCAGGCCAGCGGATTGCCCATAAAAGTTGGCCCGTGCATAAAGCAGCCGGCTTCGCCGTTACTGATGGTTTCTGCAACCTCGCGCGTGGTGAGTGTGGCGGAAAGGGTCATTGTGCCGCCGGTTAAGGCTTTACCGAGGCACAAAATGTCCGGCGCGATTTCTGCATATTCACAGGCAAACAGTTTGCCGGTACGACCAAATCCGGTGGCGATCTCGTCGGCAATCAGCAAGATACCTTCGCGATCGCACATTTTGCGGATTCGTTTTAACCATTCCGGATGGTACATGCGCATCCCGCCTGCGCCCTGGACAATCGGTTCAATGATCACTGCGGCGATTTCATGACGATGCGCCGCCATCAGGCGGGCAAAGCCCACCATATCGCGCTCATCCCATTCGCCATCCATGCGGCTTTGTGGAGCGGGAGCAAACAAGTTTTCTGGCAGATAGCCTTTCCACAGGCTGTGCATTGAGTTGTCCGGATCGCACACAGACATCGCGCCAAAGGTATCGCCATGATAACCATTGCGGAAGGTCAGAAAACGCTGGCGCGCTTCGCCTTTGGCTTGCCAGTACTGCAACGCCATTTTCATCGCCACTTCTACCGCTACGGAGCCGGAGTCCGCGAGAAAAACGCATTCCAGCGGTTGCGGCGTCATCGCCACCAGTTTGCGGCACAGCTCAATGGCTGGCGCATGAGTGATACCGCCAAACATCACATGCGACATGGCATCAATTTGCGACTTCATCGCCGCATTAAGCTGTGGGTGATTGTAGCCGTGGATCGCCGCCCACCAGGACGACATACCGTCAACCAGGCGTCTGCCGTCAGACAAAATTAGCTCGCAACCTTCGGCGCTCGCCACCGGATAAACCGGTAGAGGGGAGGTCATGGATGTGTATGGGTGCCAGATATGGCGTTGGTCAAAGGCAAGATCGTCCGTTGTCATAATCGACTTGTAAACCAAATTGAAAAGATTTAGGTTTACAAGTCTACACCGAATTAACAACAAAAAACACGTTTTGGAGAAGCCCCATGGCTCACCGCCCACGCTGGACATTGTCGCAAGTCACAGAATTATTTGAAAAACCGTTGCTGGATCTGCTGTTTGAAGCGCAGCAGGTGCATCGTCAGCATTTCGATCCTCGTCAGGTACAGGTCAGCACGTTGCTGTCGATTAAAACCGGAGCTTGTCCGGAAGATTGCAAATACTGCCCGCAAAGCTCGCGCTACAAAACCGGGCTGGAAGCCGAGCGGTTGATGGAAGTTGAACAGGTGCTGGAGTCGGCGCGCAAAGCGAAAGCGGCAGGATCGACGCGCTTCTGTATGGGCGCGGCGTGGAAGAATCCCCACGAACGCGATATGCCGTACCTGGAACAAATGGTGCAGGGGGTAAAAGCGATGGGGCTGGAGGCGTGTATGACGCTGGGCACGTTGAGTGAATCTCAGGCGCAGCGCCTCGCGAACGCCGGGCTGGATTACTACAACCACAACCTGGACACCTCGCCGGAGTTTTACGGCAATATCATCACCACCCGCACTTATCAGGAACGCCTCGATACGTTGGAAAAAGTGCGCGATGCCGGGATCAAAGTCTGTTCTGGCGGCATTGTGGGCTTAGGCGAAACGGTAAAAGATCGCGCCGGATTATTGCTGCAACTGGCAAACCTGCCGACGCCGCCGGAAAGCGTGCCAATCAACATGCTGGTGAAGGTGAAAGGCACGCCGCTTGCCGATAACGATGATGTCGATGCCTTTGATTTTATTCGCACCATTGCGGTCGCGCGGATCATGATGCCAACCTCTTACGTGCGCCTTTCTGCCGGACGCGAGCAGATGAACGAACAGACTCAGGCGATGTGCTTTATGGCAGGCGCAAACTCGATTTTCTACGGTTGCAAACTGCTGACCACGCCGAATCCGGAAGAAGATAAAGACCTGCAACTGTTCCGCAAACTGGGGCTAAATCCGCAGCAAACTGCCGTGCTGGCAGGGGATAACGAACAACAGCAACGTCTTGAACAGGCGCTGATGACCCCGGACACCGACGAATATTACAACGCGGCAGCATTATGAGCTGGCAGGAGAAAATCAACGCGGCGCTCGATGCGCGGCGTGCTGCCGATGCCCTCGCCGTGGCGGACCGTGCCGCTCATGCGGTGCGGATGCCCGAGAAAGCGCGCGGCACGCTCCACCTCGCCCGCTTCGACGAGCGAGCGGATATAGGTCGAGCTGACGGTCACGCCGTCCAGCTCCACCTTGGGAATGATGTCGCAGCCAAGGCCGAGCACACGGCATTTTTCACGCAGCTTCTCCGGATCGCCCTGATTCTTGTAGCCGAAACGGAAATCGTGCCCCGCGACGAGGTGTACGGCGCGGTACTTTTTCACCAGCAGCTCGGTGATGAAGTCCTCCCACGGCATGGTCATCATCGCGCGGTCGAACGGCTCGACAAACACCGTGCCGATGCCGTAATACTCACGGATAATCTCCGCGCGCTCCGCCGCGCTTGTGA